GACGCAGGGCGACGACGCCTGGTGGCAATGGTACTCCTACGATGGGAGCTCCCACGACGCCCATCAGCACGCCGTCCTCATTTCCGCAGTTGACCACTTCCTGATCAGGAAGCTGATTACCCGTTTGTTGTCGCGAACCGGGAGTATGATTCCCGAGTGGTTAATCCCCGAAATGACTCGTGCGCTGTGCATACTGGACTATAGTTTTTACACGCAAACAGGCATGACCGGGAAACTTTTGGGCACCGTTTTTTCAGGACATCCCACCTTAACCACTCTGTTCAATACAATGCGCACGATATTGTATAACCGGTTCATGGTGTGGTGCGCGTCGCCCAGGAATGAGGAAGCCAGTTTCTTCATGGCATCTGGTGACGACGTGGCCACGCATCTGCGGTACCCGATGGACCTCGAGGAAGCGAAGAAGATCCTCGGGTCAGATTTCGGAAGCCACGGACTCGGCCAGTTCCCCAAAGACTTTATAGTCGGTCCGTTGGAGAAGCACTCCTTTCTGTCCAAGAGGATCATCACCGAAGCCGGGAAATACCACATGATCCCGATGGACGAAAGGCTGTACAAAGCTGGCTTGCTCCGAGATTTGAAAAGCAACCAGACTGCGGCCGACCAAAAGGCGGCCATGTACATCGCCCACTCAGACCTACCCGCGGGTCTGCAACCGTACTACCGTGACAGATTTTACCCCGGTAGCAATCGGTTGCTCAACCTGGAATGGGCTCTCGAGAACGCGATGGAGGATTGGGGCTTCCGCCTCAAGCTGGTGAACGGGAAATTCGACGAAGGAGCGACCTGGATCGCGGAATTCTCGTCAGATAAGAAATGGCTGTTGCAAACGGCGCTCGACGCATCAGACAACGCCGCCAGCAGACCCGTGCAAATAATGAACGCACGAGAAAAAGAAGCAGAATCCGCTGTAGAGCTGGTCGACAGATGGATTAAGAAGCAAGACCAGGCATCACGGAAGAAGAAAAACGAGCTCAAACAGAAGCTCGGAGTCATTGGCTCGACCAACAAGGTCAAAGTCGTGACTACTTTTAGTTCTCCGGATGTTTATAGACTGAAGGGTGGTGCGGGCGACGGTGCCCCGGAGGGACAAAAGAAAAAGAATCGGAAGTCGGCGAGAATTCGGCCCGGCATCCAATACGACGTCCCACGGAATCTGAGGGCAGCAACCGTCCCTCTGGGCCCGACCATCAAGGCTTTGGAGAAAAGTCGGAAGTTTGACAAAGCGTTGGAGAAAGCCATCGCTCGCCACGAAGAATACGGCACCGACGAACTCCAATATATGTTGTGCTTGACCCGTCCGGATCTGTACACGGCGAAAATCCCAAGTTTGTACCCCGTGCCCAGCTTCGTGACGCATTGTAAAGCACTCACTTACGTGACGGCCACCAGCTCAGGAAACGTCGCACTAGTGCTAATGCCGCACAATGACACCGCGCCTCTGTACTACACCCCGGCAGCCGGAACTACGCAACCGACTGAAACTGGAGGATTCGGCGCATTCACCTGGAGCGTGTCGTCGTCATCGCCGACTGCAGCGTATGCAGCTCGGAGGAGAGTGGTGGGAGCATATTTGAAAGTGACAAGTATGAGCCCCGCCATGACTCGGCAAGGTGTACTGACTGCAGTATACATGCCGTACAACGTGACGAACAACAGTAACGTCACGTGTGATGCACTGAGGGACCAACCAGGGTCTCTCACGGTGAATGCTGCAATCAACCCGTCGATCAAGGTTACGTACACCCCCGTTGATCCGAGTTCATTCACTTTCACCGGACAGTCCGTTGACCCAGCCAATAACACCCAGGCAAGCACCTCCCAAACGACTCCATGCTTGGTGATAGCTGGTATGGGTCTGGCCGCAGGATCACAGTTGTCGGTTCAGTATCGTGTCGTGTATGAAATCATCCCGACACCATCAATGACCGACTTGCTAATGCCGACCATCGCAAGCTCGAAAAGTGACCCGGACAGGGCTGTCAAAGAAGTGCAGAAGAACGGCTTCCAAAACGCGAGCATCAAAGACCATTCGGTAGAATCGCTCATCAAGGCGATGGAGGAACTCGCGCGAGCCGGCAAGATTGGGTGGGGTGCTCAGAAAGCCAATCTCGGCTAAAACGCCCCATGACGGCCCGACGGAGCCTATCCGTCTAGCGCGCAAGCGCGAAATCGCCTGGCTAATGGAGCCCGCGGTCGCGTAAACAACCCCCTGAGAGGGATATCATCCGTGAGGTCCGACGAAATGATGACCCTTACTGGAAAAGAATCCAGTAAGTGTACAAGCATCAGCTCCTGGATGCGACAGGATGGTCTTCGCAGACCAACTGAATGCTTCTTGTTTTCAGATGTCGTATTGCGCCCCGACATCGGCAATAAATTGCCCAAGAGATTTTGCACGTTGTGCACACTTGGTTACAAGTTTCGAGACTAGCCGGTCTCACGGTCCTCGTTCGGGAGGCAACGACTTCATCTTCGGATGAAGTTCACGTCTTCGTTTAGTGAAGAAAACTGGTTTTCCTATCCAATAGGCAGACGTTCCATCTGTCGCATCCAGGAGCTGATGCTTGTACACTTACTGGATTCTTTTCCAGTAAGGGTCATCATTTCGTCGGACCTCA